GAGCGTTTCCGAATCATGAACTCGATCGTGAACGTCTCGAACCCGGACAAGAACGGCAACCGCAAGCACGTGCCAGCGCTCGCCAAACACCCTGTGGATTTGCAGATCTACGGGGTCCGGGTGGAGCGTGTCGACGAGGACAACAACTCCACAGGGGAGGAGGGTAGCGAATGACCGGCTACGGGATTGGCGCTGGTGGCATCATTGGCGTCGGCTTCGAGACGACCGTTGGCACTTACGCGCCGCCGACGAAGTTCATTCCGGTCCTGAACGAGACGCTCGAGCTCAAGGAGTCGAACCACTACCGTCGGCCGATTCGCCAGACTGCAGGCCAGGTTGGCGTAGTGGCCGGTGACTTCGACGTCGAGGGCACGATCACCATGGAGGCGCTGGAAGACACGTGCCTCTACTTCACGGAGTGCAGTCGTGCTGTCGGTCTCAAGAGCGGCACAACGCCGAACTTCATCTACACGTACACGCCTACGTCGGTTGCGGTAGCTCCCAAGACCATGTCGATCACGATCGTGCGCAACGGTATCGTGTTCGCCTACACGGGCTGCATGACTTCGAAGCAGACGTTCTCCGTGAACAACAACATCCTCGAGTACGCGGTCGACATCATCGGCCTCAACGAGGCAACGCAGACGGCGCCGACAGCTGTCTGGCCCACTTCGGTGCCTTACGGTCCCGGCTCGTGGAGCGTGCAGATCCCAAGCCTCACGCAGGTGTTCGACATGGATACGTTTTCGCTGTCTATCGATGACGCCGGTGCGGCCATGTACCGTCTCAAGAACAACCGAGGTGCGCAGTTCGCCGCCTATGGTGAGCGAACCGTGCAGATGACCGCCTCTCGTGACTTCATGGACAAGGTCGACTACACGGCCTTCCAGCAGGTTACGGGGCAGAAGCTCACGATCGCGGTCACGAACGGTGCCAACAACGGCATCTCGTTCGACGTGTTCCAGGGCATCAAGGACGTGTATCAGGTTCCGCTCTCTGGTCAGGGCGACCTTGTGCGAGCCTCGATCACGTACAACTCCGTACTCGACAACACCGGCTCCGAGTACGACATCATCTACAAGACGCAAGAGATCATTACGCCGCACGCGTAATCATGCCAAAGCACCGCAGAAAAGACAGGCATCAGAAGTCTAGGAGGAAGACTAAAATGCCAAGAGCAACGACGTCAACCGTCGCACAGGAGTTCCCTCTCAAGTCATGTGAGGGTGGCTGGGTCAAGCTTCGCCGGATGTCGTACGGCGAGCGGCTGCACCGACAGGACATCGCAGTCTCCATGTCGATGCAGCAGGACCAGCGTTCCAGGTCCGCCTCGATGGACATCAAGCAGGCTCAGACCAAGGTCGGCGAGTTCGAGCTTGCGACCTGCGTCGTCGACCATAACTTGGAGAAGGACGACGGCTCCAAGCTCAACTTCAAGAACGGGATGGACTTTCAGCTTCTCGACGGGATGATCGGCGAGGAGATCGCCGCGCTGATCGAGGACATGCACAACTGGGAGAACGACCTCCCAAACTCCACAGGGAGATCCGAAAGCTCGTCTTCGGCGCCGGGCGAGCCGAGGTCAATCGACAACCGGATCTCGCAGACTCAGACGCCCTCTTGGCAGCCGAACTAATCGGCTTGACTAACATCTGCAAAGAGTTTCAGTGCCTGCCCGGTAGCGGCTCGCTGTACGACCAGGATGCGTTCCTGATGTGGGGAATCGGTCTAGTCGTGTCAGCAATGAAGGACCGAGAAGCTGACGAGCAGGCACGGAATAACAGCGGACGGCACGCGAGGAGGTAACAGCCGTGAAGCGGTGCAAGAAGTGCCAGCGGCTGTTGCCTCTTTCTATGTACGCCAAGAGCAATGTCACGAAGGATAAGCTCTGGAACTCTTGCAAGGACTGTAAGAGGATATACAACAAGCAGTACTATCAAGATCACAAGGAACAGTTCTTTGCTCGTGCACGGTTGCTAAATCCTGGATACAATGCTGTCAGGCGTGCGCGGGAACTTGGAAACGGTTCTGTAGAAGATATCGACCGACGAGCTGTTTGGGGTCGAGACGAAGGATGCTGTCGCATTAAACTGGTGTGTGATGGCATTTTCGTACCTTTCGACAAGATGCATTTGGATCACGTCATCCCTCTGAGTAAGGGAGGGACGCATACCTGGAACAACGTTCAGGTAGGTTGCGCGCCCTGTAATCTCAAGAAGGGTGGTGAGCTCCTTGCCTCTTGGAGTTCGTGAGGTCCTCCTCGTCGTCCGCGCGCAGAACATGTCAAGCGGTGTTCTGCGTAACATCGCGGGCGACTTCAACGCTCTGGACAGACAAGCCAAGAGTGCAGCACAGACCGCGATGCAGCAAGGCACAGCACTCATGGCTGTCGGTGCTGGTATCGCCGCGGTTGGCGCAGCGGGTATTGCCTTCTTGGCTAAGGCGACTAGCGACGCGGTAGAGTACAACAAGCAGGTCGCGCTTACCAAGACGCAGATGTTTGGCGTCAAGGCCAGCTTTGATCAGGTTGCTCAGGCCGGCATTGACGTCGCTAATAAGGTTGCCGTACCGCTAAATCAGATCCAGGGAGGTCTGTACGACATCTTCTCGTCTATGGACGTGAACCTGTCTCAGGCTAAGTACCTGCTGGTAAACTTCTCCAAGGAAGCCGTTGCTGGACAGGTGGATCTGTCTACAGCGGAACGCGCCTCCATTGGAATCATGAACGCCTACCAGATGAAGGTTCAGGACGTCACTAAAGTCCAGGACATCATGTTCAATCTGGTCAAGTACGGCGTTGGTACGTATGCGGACTTCGCGGACAACATTGGTCGAGTTACAGGACCGGCCGTTCGGGCTAATCAGACGTTTGAGCAGACCGCAGCCTTGATGGCTTTCACGACCCGAAACGGTCTGTCCGCGTCCAATGCCGCTTCGTCAGTCGGCCGAGCGCTCGATGCTATTGGCAAGTCTAGAGATAAGATCCAGAACTTTGGCCAGGTTGTAGTCGGTGCTCTAGGAGAGAAGACTGCCGACAAACTGGGCATTACTGCCAAGAGTATGATCAAGATGACGGATGCATCGGGCAAGCTGCTGCCCATCAACGTCATCATGACAGAGCTAGGCAAGGCTCTCAAGGGTCTAAACCCGACGCAGCTCAATGACGTCTTGACCGCTATGTTCAAGGGCACTGGCGGTACTATTCAAGCTATGCGGTTCATTGACTTGGCTGTGCACAACTTCGGCCAGCTGAACCAGATTACCAAGGAGATGGGTAACAGTAAGGGAGCTTTGCAGGCTGCGTACAAGACGATGGCCAACACTCCCGCAGCTCAGATCCAGCTTCTAAAGAACAACTTCCACGCCCTAATGATCGAAGTAGGCAATATCCTACTGCCAATCCTGAACAAGTTGGTTGGTGGGCTAGAGAAACTGTTTTCGTGGGTCGGCAAGATACCGCCGCACATTCTCAAGATCGGCGTAGTGGTCTTGGGAATCATTTCGATCCTGGCAATTCTAGCCGGTATTGTCATGATGGTCGTTGGTGCCTGGATCGTCTTGTCTACCATCATGGCAGCTTCTGAGATTGCTCTGCTTCCGATTTTGGGCATTGTAGCTTTGATCATTGCAGTGGTTGCCGGCCTAGCTGTAGCGGCGTACTTCATCTACAAGAACTGGGGCCCAATCAGCACATGGTTCCACAATATGTGGTTCGACATGTGGCATTGGATCGATCACATCTGGCAGAACATCTGGCATAGCATCACCGGCGCCTTTGACAAGGTCAAGCAGACCTTCCTTCACTTCCAGAGCTGGGTCGCGAGCAGCTTTGACAAGTGGTGGGAGACCCACGGAGAGGCTCTCGAGAAGGTCTGGCAAGCTGTCTGGACCCTTATCGGCGGAGACATTAAGGGTGCCTGGGACATCATTGTCGGTATTGCCAAGGTCGGCTTTGCTCTGCTAGAGACAGTAGCCAAGATCTACTGGGCCGGCGTTGAGATGGAATTCAAGATAGCCTGGGATATCATCGTGGCCGCCCTCAAGGTCGTCTGGGCGATCATTGTAGGCCTATTCAAGGCTTGGTTCGCACTGCTTGAAGCTGCAGCAAAGATCGCCTGGGCAGCCATTCAGATGATCTTCAAGGTAGTGTGGGACGTTCTCGTCGGGCTGTTCTCCGTCTTTCTCGATCTGCTCACCGGTCACTGGCACCAAGCCTGGGTCGACATCCTGAACGTGGGTCACCAGGTCTGGAACGCTATCAGCGCCTTCCTTAAGACTACCTGGAACGCGATCTTGTCTGCTGGCAAGAGCATCGGCAGCGCCTTCTCCAGTATGTGGATCAGCATCTGGCACTCCATCTACGACGGTGCTCATCAGGTCTGGAACTCGATTTGGGCCTTCCTGAAGCAGATCTGGGGCTACATAGTTTCCGGTGCTAAGTCGACGGTCAACGGTCTTAAGGACATCTGGAACGGTATCGAGAACGCCTTCAAGGGTCCAGTCAACTTCGTAATCCAGTACGTCTACGACGACGGTATCAAAGCCCTCTGGAACGCTGTCATGGGAGCTATCGGGCTCGGCAAGTTCGATCTGCCCAACGTCAGAACGTTCTCGTCAGGTGGTAGACTCGGGGGCTTTGGAGGCGGAGATGTTGTCCCTGCACTTCTCGAACCAGGCGAAGCTATCGTTGACAAATACAAGACGAAAAAGTATGCGGCACTATTTGCTGCAATGGGGGTTCCGGGCTTCGCTGGCGGCGGGATCATCAGCTCGGCCATTGATATCGGAAAGATGCTTCTTGCCGCCACCACAGGGAACCCGACAGCCTTCGTCAACGCCCTAACAGACTTCTC